TGTTAGAGTTTCAAAAGGACATTTACATGTTTACTATGTATAATGTTATTGATAACCTACTAGTTAAGCTTATAGACGAAAAGCTCGGTATAATGGAAGTAGCATTCTCAGTGGCAAATGTAGCACAGATTGAAATCAATAAGATATTCAGCCCTGTTCATATTACTGAAGTATTAATGAGTAGGGAATTTCTTAAAGATAATAAGAAGATGGCTAAAAAGCCTTATTCTGACGATATTGTAGATTCTAAATTTGAAGGAGCCTGGGTAATGCCTCCCGTTCCTGGATACTATCAGTTTATCTCTTGTTATGACTTTAAATCGATGTATCCTAACATAATGATGCAATGGAACACTTGCCCTTCATCTTTTGCAGGTAAAGTAGGAATGATAAAGAATACTGAAGGCTTAATAAAAACCAAAAACGATACGTACTTTAGAAATGATAAAGACTCAGTTGCTAGAATAATACAAAGTAGATTATATAACGCTAGGATTGATGCTCAAGACCGAATAAAAGAATTAAAGTACAACACTCAATGAAATGGCTAAACAAATTAACTCAAATATTTAAAAAAAACAATAGTGATATGATCTCAGAAGAACAATTAATCTCATATAAACAAAATTTTACCAATGAAAAATTTCAATGGATTAAGACATCAGATCCAACGTTAATTGGTAAATTAGTAACATGTCGAGATGTACAGCCAAAAGGGAATACTATAGTTGCAATTTTTGACGATGGTTCAAGTGTACCTGTTCATAGAATAACTAGTGACTTAATGATGATACATGGAGACATGCAGCCTATGACTAAGTCTGAGGTTCAATCTATAAACGGCCCAGCTGTTCCTCCAGTCAGCGCTGAAAAACAAAATCCTTTGCCAATAGCTAAAGTTTTAGAGCCAGTTGGAACCTTACCGAACCGAAACATTGGCTCTAATGTACAGCATGAAACAGTTGAAAATCCTTTCAAGATGTTTAACTCAGATGAAACTGATTTCTTATTTAAATTAAAGATAAAACTACCAGATAGAAAGCTTCTGAAAATGATGTATAATAACGCAGAGGACAAAAAAGTATTTTTATCTCAGCTTTCTGAATATGTACATGAGACTTTAACATTAAATACTATAGAGGACTCTCTTAAATCGATGTTGGAACCTAAACAAAAAGTTCAAAAAACGTCTAGAAAAGAAGAGTCTATAAAATTAATACAAGTAGATGATGAATGATTTAACTAAAGATGAGATTTTTAACGATGGAAAATATAAAATGGTTTCCATCAAAGGAGATAATGTAGACCATAGAAAATTAGTATGTGAAACTGATTCAATATGCATTCTTCCTTTTGATACTAAGGATGGAAATATAGATTCGACATATCTAGTTTCTTCTAGTGACTACTTGAATGGAGATACTTTTAATTCATGTATAACTTCAGATACTAAATATAACACTGACGCTCAATTTTCAGAAGTATGTAAAATAATAACAGATACTATTGGAATATCTAACATTGACGTAGAAGACTTATATTACATAGGCAAGGTTAAACACAATATGCCTTTTTATAAATCATATAGATGTTATGCTTTTAGTTTAGATAATTACATAGATAAAATAGATGAATCTAAACTAAAAGACGGTGGAATAGATAAAGTCAAATTTAACAACATAGTTAATAGCGGATCCTTACATGATTCTCTATGCTTATCATGTTCCTTACTTCTTTTATCTTACTTAAGATAAAACTTACCTTTACATTACAGTATTTAATAAAAACAATATTACTTATGAGCAATAGAGACCTAATTTCTGCATTTGGCAAATTTAACGACGCATTAGAAAAGACAACTAAAAAGCGAGTAAAGCTTAAAGGCTTTTCTGATATAACTGAATATATAGATTCAGGAAACTTATTATTAAACGCACAACTTTCTGGATCCTTACGTGGAGGATATCCGAATGCAAGAAGTCTTGGTATCGGAGGAGACTCTGGTACCGGTAAAACCTTCTTATGTTTGAATGCAATTAAAAATGCTCAAAACATAGGATATGCCACATTTTACATTGATACTGAAGGTGCATTAGATAGAAAAGATTTCGTTAACTTTGGAATTAATATGGATTTAATGAACTATAAAAGAATAGGTATTATATCTGAAGTTAAGTTTTTCGTATATGACATTATAAAAATGAAGGAAGAAAATCCAGATTTAAAAATAATGATTATTGTAGATTCATTAACTCACTTAGAAACTAATAAAGAAGTAGAGGATATAGCAAAAGGAAGTAATGCCCAAGATATGGGACTTAGAGCTAAGGAATTAAGACAATTATTTAAGTCATTTACGTTAGACCTGTCAAACTTAAAAATTCCGTTGATATTTACATCACATACCTATTCAAGTATGGATAAATACAATCCTAAAGCGATGTCTGGAGGATCTGGACCTCTATATTCAGCGTCCGTTGTATTAATGTTGAGTAGAGGAGTATTGAAAGGAGAAGACGAAACTAATTCAGACGGAGAGGCTAAAGAACGGACTGGGGTAAAAGTTAGAAGTAATACGGATAAAAATCGTTTAGCTAAACCTGAGAAAATTGAATTCCATATTAGTTTTCATAAAGGAATGAATCCATATGTTGGTTTACAAGAATATTTAAGCTGGGAAAAATGTGGAGTTGAAAGAGGAAACAAGCTTACTGAAAAAGAATTTAATAGATTAAAAGGGCCCGACGCAGATAAATGTCATCCATTTGAAGTAGACGGAGATAAATTTTATTTTTTACCAAAAGCAGCTGCTCGTAACTTCATTATTAAATTTAATGGCGATATAGTTCCATGGAGAGAAATCTTTAGTGAAAGAGTATTTACTGATGCAGTTATAGATGAATTAGATAAAAACGTTATTATACCTAAATTCAAATATAGTAGTTTAACTGAAATAGAACATGACGAACTATCTGACTTACATGGAGAAAACTTTGAAATAGAAGATGAAGATTAATTCTAGCCTGCCTATAAAATACCATCTAAACTTACATATGATGGGTGAAAAACCTTGTGAGGACGGGTTAATATTTGAAATAATTAAGTATCTTATTAATCAGTTAAGTAAGAAAGATAATTTTGATTATTCAAATATAAAATTTACATCTAAAACTCTAAAGTATGTATTTGGAGATAAAATGTCTAATGATGTATTTAAGAGTCATATTATAGAAATACTTAAAAATAATATTTCTAAAGGTAATATTGAAACCAGAAATAAAAATATGTATATAAAAGATATACTATTGACTAAATTTTATACTTAATAAATGATAGACTTCGCAGAAAATATTGACTCATTAGAATTAATGGTTTGGAACTTTATACTTAATCCAGATAATGATTCAAGCGCATTAAAGCCATCAAACGATGAGTCCTTAAGCAGAGAAGATCTAATTACTAGAATCTACCCTAAATATTTTAATCATGAAAATAGATTCGAAACATATAAACATGCATTAAAGTTTTTTAAAGAATATTCTAAAATACCTAATAAGAAAGAATTAGCTAGCTACTTAGAACTTAAAAACTGTTTTATCGAAGAAGATGAAATATCCGACCTATACATGTTCAATCTAGGAGAATATAATTATAAGTACTTATATGATTATGTTACTGCGTTTATTATGATACGCAATCTTAATTTGACTATGTTTGACATGATAGCATATCTTAAAACTGCATCAGTCGATCCTACTAATATAGATACTATAACCGAAAAGATAAGAAACGATATTAATAATAAATTATCTATAGACTTTTCAAATAATAGTAAGGGGCTAAACTTCATGGATCCTGCTTCTCACATACAAATACCTAAAATAGGAACCCCTAGTGGTTTTGATTTTATAAATAAAACCCAAGGAGGAGGCTGGAATTTAAAAACATTAGTAGTATTTCAAGGTCGACCTAAAGTAGGTAAATCGATGGTGTTAGGAAACGTCGCCGCTAGATCCTTTTTAGCAGGTAATAACACTGGGCTAGTTACAGTAGAGCTTGCCGACCGTAGTTATATGAAACGTATAGGCGCTAATATATTAGAGATTAAAAAAGATGACTATGAAAAAATAAACGATATCGAAAGTGCGTCATTAGTTAGAAACAAAATTAACCAGTTAAAGTCATCAGGTCAAAACATAGGACATTTAGAAGTAGTTGAATTCCCAACCGGAGGAGCCACTGCGATAGATATAGAAAATTATTTTATTAGATTAGAATCTAAACTTAATAAGAAATTTAAAGTAATAGTAGTAGACTACTTGAACTTATTAAAGCCCATTCAAGATCAATCTGGTCTATATGAAAAAGTTAAAATGATTTGTGAGCAACTGAGAGGTGCAGCAATGAGAAATGAATGGTGTGTAATATCAGCTACTCAAATAAGAAGAGATGATGTGGAAAATTATGATTTAGGAATGGATTCAGTAGCTGAGTCTTTTGGATTAGTACATACAGTAGATGCACTATACGGACTAATGAGAAGCCCTCTTGAAGGTAGAATGAAAATAAAAGTAATAGCAAACAGAGATAATGGATTTGAAGAAAGCTACAAATTCTACTCTATGCATAAAGACTATTTTAAATTAATTGAAGAAAACTCACCTAATAGCGAATACTATAGCGATGACGACCTTGCTAATCAATTACAAGATCAAATAAGAAAAGAAACTGAAACAACGTTAAATACTCCTAGTACTTCTAGTGATGTTGAAAATAAAGAAAGCAGTGAACAGGTATCAGAAATGTCAGATGATAGTTATGATGAACTATTCAATTCTTTATAAAAATAATGCCTAAAATATGTCAAATGATAAGGATAAATTATCAAAAAAAGAAATAAGAAAAAAAATTAAGGATGACAAAATATTTAATAACGGATATAAGGCAGGAGAGGGACTAAAAGGCGATGGTGAATATCAATATTTTTCATCAATATCAGTAACCTCGTCATATTCTGATTCTTATCTAAAGGACATATACGAATACGAAGATACTCTAGAATACAATATTGGGGTAGGTAACATATTTAACTTAATAGATTCTGATTCTGAATTAAGTGCTCTCCTTAAAAAAGCAGACCATATCGACAAAATTAAACTATCTAAGGAAGAAATAAACTGGTGTTTTACTAGAATATTGTCTGGTATGGAAAAAACCTTAGAAGTAGAAAAATTTTACAATCCGATATACGTACTAGAAGTAATATCATCTATATTGAATATTAACTCAAGTGACAGTGTTAAAAGTTATAAAAAAATATTTGATTGTTTAGATGTAGAATTACAACAAGATTTAATAGTAGAGTTAGATAAGAAATATAA